GTCAAACGTATAGAAAAGCCTTTTTGGATTCTCGATAAATTCAAGCGTTCTTGCTGCAAAATCAAAGACATGAAACCCTTTGGCTTCCCAAACGTCTGAGAAAGCCATTTGATACTGAGATCCCAGGTAATGTATATTATCCCGGCTAGATTTAATATGATAATGCCCAGTAAGAACATATTCAAATTTGTCAAAATGTTTTGGGTCATAGCCATGCTCAATAAAGATACCACGAATACTCTGAAAGCCACACAATTCTAAATGTCCTAGTAGTAGAGAGCATCTAGTGTTGGTAATAAACTCTGCCGATTGAATCTCATTCTCTGGGTTGATCCAAGGCAATAATGCTACACAACCAGCAGAGGTTTGAATCTCTGTTGGTTCTGAATGAATCTCCCAGTTAGAATACTGTTGTGCAATTTCTTGTAAAGAATTGACCGTATTATTATTCTTGTAGTAGGTATCATGATTGCCACAGATAGCAATACACTTTACGCCAAGTTCTTGAAGGGGTTCAAAGAACCTTGTGCGAACCTGTTGAAGAGTCTTAAAATTAATATATTTTCTACGATCAAAGACGTCACCTAGGTGAAAGATGGTCTTGATATTGTTTTCTTTAATATATGGAAATAACTGTCCTTCAAAGAAGGACATAAAGTATTCTAGGACTATTGGGGAATCTGCTTTGTACCCAAAATGGGTATCATTAAGAATTATTGATTTCATATATCAAGTGTATCTTTCTTTGACTTACGCTTGCGCTTAACGCCCTCTTTCTTAGGTGGATTTAGCATAACACCAAATCTATCCATGTCAAGGTCTGTAAGTCCAAAGAAATCTCTTCGACCAATGTCTACACCAGCGTATACTTTATTAAACCAATGATGAAAGTCTTTATCATTCTGCTGTTCTGCATACTTATATTGTGTATACTTTTCTTTCTTTTCTTTGTTTATAATACGAACAAAAGAAAACCAGCAAATCTGAGTAAGATATCCGAATGGACTTTTAGACTTTTCTGGATCAAAGTTACCAATATATGTAATACAGTTTAAAACCGCATCAGATACCATTTCTTCTCTATATGGATAGTTTGCAAAATTGGGACGGAAAGAAAGTCTTGATGCAATCTTAAGAACACATTCTCCTATAAAATCTGGAAGCTTTGGTTTCTTTCGACCTGCATTTTCTGCATCATTAGACTTTTTACGATAATCAACTAAAGCATCATATAAATCAGAGTTACTTACGTAATCTGCATCTGATGGTTTCTTTTTTTTGGATGGGTTTTTCACTAAGGTATTATAATATAGTAATACTTAATGTCAAGCAAATTAAATATACTTATTCAAGGATATAGTTGCCTTCCAACCAAGAATTTTTTCAATTTTTGTTGTATCTGCTATTGTATCTCGTGCTTCACCGGGTCTAGGCGCAATATTAATTATATTAGTTGGATCTGGTTCTATTTTTGATGCAATCCAATTTATTGAATAATTCTTACCAGTTCCAACATTAAATATTTCTCCAAAAAGGTTTTCTTTATGTGTTGTTGCTAATATATTTGCTTTTACTACATCTGAGACATGTATATAATCTCTAGTTTGTTCACCATCACCAACCACAGTAAGTTTCTGTTTAGATTCTTTTTGTCTAGTAAAAATACCTATAACTGGTGCATATGGGCCTTTCTTTGGTTGGTTTGGTCCATAGACATTAAAATATCTTAAACACACAGTATCAACCCCATACATTAAACTATACATTTTACATGCTTGTTCAGCATTAAATTTGCTTAAAGAATAAGAATTTAAACAATCTGGTAGCATTTCTTCATGTAATATTCCAGTATTTTTTAATCCATATATTGCAGAAGTTGTAGAAAGAACTAATCTCTTTACATTATATTTCTTACATAAAGAAAGCATATTAAGAGTTCCAATTAAATTTGTCTCGTATGCTTTAATAGGATCTGCAATACAATTTTGAATCCTTGCCTCAGCTGCTGAGTGTAATACAAAATCTGGTTTAGCCCTATTAAATGCATCGGAACACATCTCATAATCAATTACACTATAGTGATAATATTTTGCTTTAAAATTAAAATAAAATTCATCATGGGCATCTGATGATAAATTGTCTATAACCACCACTTCGTGTCCATCATCAATTAGTGTATTAACTAAATTAGATCCAATAAACCCAGCCCCACCTGTAATTAAATATTTCATTGCGATTTTCTTACTTGTAAATGATTTTTATCAATGTGTAATATTTTTGTAGGTCCAAATGAAGACCAACTTTCGGGCTGTGCATATGTTGGGGGCAGTACTACCGTTGGTGTATTTAAAATCATATATTTGTTCATATAGCTTTCATCATGCCACAATGCTATATAATTTTTTCTAAGATCTTCTTCAGATTGATCTCTTAAATATTTACACATATTAATAAATTCTTTGCTTTCTCCACCCTGAAAACAATTTTGATAATAATGATTCCCTTTGCCAATATCTACTCCTGAGTTTGCAGCCACATTTCTATCATATGGAAATTTTGAATTATTATCAAATGATGACATTCCTGGATGACTGACACAAACACGATGTCCTAAAATTTCTTCACCAACCATATCTTTCATTATCATATCACAATCAATATGATATACATAATCATAATTTTGTAAAACTTCACAATTACTATAATAATGATATCTTAGTAAAGAAATTAAAGGAAAGGGTACATGTGTTATATGTACTCCAATTGGATTTACACGACCAAAGTGATTTTTAAATAATTCAGGTTTATCTGTAAATACAAACAGGTTAACTTGATCTTGAGTATTTGAAAATGCATGTTTATTCATGCTCTCCAAAAGATTTTCTGCATATTTAATATACTTATTAGTGGCTATTGTTACAAAAGCTATTTTCATTTATAAATTCTTTCACAATTTTTATATAATCATCACAGACAACATCCCAATCAAAATAATCTAAAGCATATTTTCGAATATCATCTCTATATTTATTGTTATCTTCAATTGCAGTTCCTATTGTTTCATTTATTGAATCATTAATAGGACCATCTATTACATGTATAAATGGAAGCGTAGTATCAAGATTTGCTGCTGCAGTTGGAGAAACAACTAAACTTAATCCGGCAGATAAAGCCTCTGGCACCACTAGAGGTGCAGCCTCACCATCACTCAATAAAATTAAACATTTATAATTAGTCATATTTTGATACAAATCTGGTTTAGCCCAAACACCAGCATATTTGCATGTTTCATTTTCTTTAAAAGCATAGTCAATTACTGGACCAACAAAATCTATATGATTTTTGTTTCTACATGCATTTGCTAAATCTGCCTGTCTTTTACGTGGCTCCACTTTTCCTAAACAAAGACCATGTTTACTAGGAGTTTTTATAAAATTAAATTCAGAACTTCTTGCCCCATTACGCAAAGATCTTAAAAAACCTTTATATCCAGAACCTTTAAATAAATTGGAAATTTCTGGTGCTAAAGATATAATACCTTTGCTATTTAATACACCATTATATATATTTTTCCATCCTGGATAATCTGGATAATGTTCTTTTATATATCCATAGTGAGTTGTGGTGCAAAATGGTTTATTAATTAATTTAGTTAAAACTTGTGCATGATCATCATAATGAAGATGAATAAAATCATAATCAACTTCATTTACATAATTTGCAACACTTTGTAAATCTGGACTATTGATTATTTCTACATCATGTCCCTTTTTTAAAAGGTATTCATATTGATCCCATATTAAACTTTCAACTGCACCCCAATTATTTGGGGGTATTGGCATTATACCTGGTCCTATTAAACATATTTTCACTTTATTCTCCTATTATCTGTAATATACTATTATGCCATATCTTTTAAAAATGGCAACGGTTTTCCATTTAGATTAAAATGAATATTAAACAAATTTGGATTATTTTTCCATAAAATACCAAGAATAATTTGTTCATTATTGATACACAAGTTATTTAAATAATATTCAAATTTGTTTTTTACTAAATGTGATAATTTTGTCATTATTGGTTTGCCCCCACCAAATAAACCTCCACACAACATTGTATTACAATTCCATATATATTGATCATCACCTGGCCAATTTTTATTAAACAATAAAGTATTAATATTTCCTTGAATATTTATTTTTTCTACCTGTAATAAAGAATAATTATTGGGCCAATTTTGTAAATCAATTCCATCAAAAAACCTACTAATTCCTGCATCCATCCAAAAATAATAATCAGTATCAAAATACTTATTATCTATACACTCTTGAATCCAATCAAATTTAGAATATTGTATAATATTATATAACGGCAACACGCATTCAACTCGGTCATTTGCCATCATTTTATGTTTATATTCTTTTGAATATATTATATTTTCTATATTAGTTTTATACTTGTAATAAGGTATTTCGTTTAAAGGTTTAATTATAAGTTTAGTTTTATTATTTATTCTATTTTCATTTATAAAAGATTCAAATTTTTTTTCAGTATAAATTACTAAATTTATATTTAATTTTAAAGTTTCTTTAAACCAGTCAAGATATTCAGAAATGCTTCTTCCATCTCCTTTAGTTTCTCTTTCTATATCATATAATGCAGTTATTGCGGTAATAGACATATTATATTTCTTTATTGAATACACGCATCAATGAATTAACTCTATTTAAATATGTGTGACTGTCTTTGACAAAATTCATTTGATTTTTTATATAATCATAGTCTTTTAATTTTGATAAAGATATATCTAATAATTCTTCTTCATTATCTGAATATAAAACATTATCACCAAATAATTCATATACTGCTTTAGAATTGGTTATACCAAGTTGTCCATAACTTATATTTTTAAATATTCTGCAAGGAATATATCCTATTTTTTTATGGTTTGATCCAGTATCTATTTGTCCATTTACCATAGAACGATTAGCTGACCCTCTTATATCTGGAGCAATAAATGACTTTTGAGTATATGTTTTTGCATCTTCCCAACTTAAAGGGTTTGACCAAGGATCATTGTGATGAAACCCTATTCCATGTTTACTAAGATTGTTAATAAATTTATTTATTTCTCTATAATTACTTTCAGCTATTGAGCCAATCCAATGTATTACATTGTCTCGGTTTATATAAACATCATCATAATTAAATTCGTGAGGTAATAAATCAGTAGCCCAACTTAAATAAAGTGCTTCATAATCTTTTATTCCTTTTTTATATTTGTCAGATAATACTGAATCATTTGCATTTTTTTCATAAAAAGAAACTTCATCTAATTTTAATAATTTTGATTTATCTACTATAATTGAATAATTACAATCATTTATTTCAGAAACATTAAATCTAATATCAATTAATCTTGCACCCTTTAAAATATATTTTTCTGGATTTACGCATATATGAACAAAATAAGTTGATGTTTCATTAATTGGAATATTTTTTTCAGCATACCCTTCTGTAATAAAAAGACAATTTGAATAATCAAAATCTATAGGATATGATTCATCGTTAAACCAATGAACATCATATCCTAAATGTTTGAATGTTTTGTACCATGCACCATGTATATACGAGTGGGTATGGCTGTGTAGTGGATATCCCCAAATAATAACTTTTTGTTTAAACATATTGTTCCTTATATTGATGCACAAGAGCATGATCCGAATTCATCCAATTTGGATTTCTCCGGTATTCTGTAAGTTGTTGATTAACAGTAACTTTTTTTCCACATACAAAATAAATAAGAACTAATAGTTGATCCATTGATCCATATCCAAAATTGTATTTTTTTCCAGATAAATTTTTAACAATATAATCATGATCTTCATTTATAAATTTTTTAATTAAATCAAATTTATTAAGTAATATTTCCGTATTTAAAACAGTTCCACCACAAGCATTATACCAATTTATATTTGGAAATACATTGTATTTTTTACTTAAATAATCTAAAACTTCATTTGGAATTATATTTCCTGGAGAATCAACACCAGCCAAATCTATATTTGTATCTAAATTAAATTTTTTTCTACATAATACATCATCTTCCATCAATAAAAGATATTCAGATGATGAATTTATAGCACATGTTTTTAATCTGTTTATTATTTGATGTGCTTGATCTACTGTATAATAATCCATACCAATATTGTTTTTTTCAAAAATATAATTACAAGAATATTTTTTTGCTATTTCACTAAAATCTTCTCCTCCATCAGATACTAGATAATAGTCTATATTAGGATTATGTTGTTTAAAATTTTTAATAGCAAATTCTGTTGCTTTTTTATTATTAAAACATTGATGATAAACTGTTAATTTTTTACTCATTTAAAATCTTGGAACCTCTACAATTAAGTTATCTGAAATGGCTACAATTTCAAAATGATCTAATATTGTCTTGTGTATCATTTCGTTTGACCATGCTCCATTTTTATTTTTCATACATTTTTTTAAAATTGTGTCGAAAACTGAAAACACACCCATAAAAACATCCATATTACTAGAATTACTAAAATTTATCCAATCTGCAACCATATTATCTGGTTGGTTTAATATTCCTGTGTAATATAAAAAATTGCTATCGTAATTTTCAAAAATTATTTTATTATGTAATATACAATCTGATCTAATTCTGATTACATAATCATATTTAAAATTATTTAAAAATTCATATTCTTTTTTAAGCAGACAAACTTGATTCATGCTATAAAAGTTTGATAAAGTATTATTGATCATTCTACTTCTATAGTTTGGTTCGTTATTTTCTTTCCAGTGTCTAGTCCAATTTATCAATTCGCCAGTATCTCTATAACAATACTCTGTTTTTATTGAATCATCTATAAATGTTTTGCTTTTTTCTACTTTATATAATTTTGGATTATAAATTTTAATTGCGTCATCAATAGCATTTATATCAATTCTTTGGTTAATCCATTCACCATTTCCTCCATATTTATATGGTTTTGTAATCAAATTTTCATCAAACCAAAAATGAAAAAAACTATCTACATCATAATTATTACAAATATTTTTTAAAATATATGGTGAAACTTCTTTTATAAATCTTGGTTGCCCTGATAGACATAATGCAATTTTCATTTTTAAATTGTTTCTTTTTGTATAAACATTGTCGGACATAAACAGTCTATTGAATTCATTTTAATGTGTTTATCTTTAAAAAACCTATCAACCCCTTTTGATTCTGACCAATTGTGGTATGCATACTCATCAAAAACTACAATGCCATTTAAACTAATTCTATCCCAGAATTGGCATAATACATCATATGTTGGGGCTTCTAAATCCAAATCCATATACAATAAAGAAATTTTTAAACCAGGTCTTGATTTTAGATATTCTTCTGATGTATGAGATACATCACCAGCAATCAATTCAAAATCCTTTTTATCAAAACCATACGATAATATTTGATCACCTAAATTAGAAGAAAACTCTTTTTTGTGTTCAAACTCTCTTTGTTTAAACAAAACTTCCATTGCCTCTTTATCTTGACCACTTAAACTATTAATTAATTCATTTGAATTAAAAAAATCAAATCCCAATACTTTTTTATATGAATTTGGCATTAATAATTTTTTTAATTTTAAAAATGTCAATAACCCAGTTCCTTTAAATACACCACATTCAATAATATCTCCGGGGACATTTTTAACTTTATCTAATAATAAACTACGCATTACTAACTTATTAAAAATTTTTGTGTCTTCACTCAAAATAAAATTATTAAAATCTGAATATAAATTTTTATTAGTTTGTACTAGTTCTATGTCTTGTAGATTTATCAAATTGTTCCTTCTGGTTTGAATACCGTGTGTATAGTAGACAACATATTTATTTCGATATTACTTTGATTTAAATGTGATCCAAATAATACTTCTGGTATTAAAGGTTTCTTTTGTTTAAAATATAATCCAGATACATTTAAAAATGTCTCACAATATGTTTTTATAACTTCTGGTTTAGAAATTGCAATATGATCTATTATTGCGTTTTTACAATTTAATAAATCATCTGTTTTTTCAAACCATGAAATATTTATTTTTTCATAAATTAATTCATAAAAATTTATAGAATTGTAAAAAAGTATGTCCGGTCTCAACACACAAACTAGATCATATTTTTTATTATTTATTTGAGAATACAGATCACACAATATATATGATTGTTGTGTGGAATATAAATGGCTCAAAATATTAAATGGTTTCGAATGCAATACTATATTATGTGATTCTACAAATTTTAAATTTTGTGAATGTAAATTATCATTTATTTTACCATCAAAAAATATAGAATCGTATGGATGATTATTAAAATTTTTAAATTCCTCTTTAAAAATAAATTTACATTCTGGTAAATTTTTTACAAAATTATAAGTTACATCATTATTTGTGTCCCATGTATGACAAAATATATCAATATTATTATCCCCAAATAAAAATTTTTTATGATTATCAAAAGTGCGATCTATAGTTCTCAATAGACCTTTATAACATATAGCTATATTTAATTTCATGCGTTTAATAACCTATTATAATATAAAATATAATCAGTACAAATTCCAAAATATTTTTTATTTAAAATTTTTTTATCTTTATTTAAAACAACAGTTATTCCGTTTTTTATAAATGCATTTGGAAAACACCATGGAATATTTTTATTTGTTAAAGTCAATTTGTCATTTTGGTGCCAAAAACAATGTATATTATTTTTTAACATTTTATCCATAGCTTTAATATTTTTTGCATGACACCAAAACTTTTTATTTGTTAAAAAAGTTTTGTTTATTTTGTATAATGGTTCATCATGTCCCAAATAAAAACTGTTTTTATAAAACCACACATCTATCTCTACATCATACCCTTTATTTAAAGCTAACAAAATATATTCTGGACTATTTTCTAATACAGGATCTGAACCATTTAAATTACCTCTATGTGATACCAGCAACATGATTAATTTGCCTTATAATTGTTTATAAAATAATTAAGATCTTCTGGTGTACCTATTCCCCACATTTTGTGTACGTAGAATGGTATTAATGTTTTTTTATTGTTAATTAGTTCATTGTAAACCGGTGCTATATAAAATTCATTATTAACTCTTATATTTTTTTCAATCATTTTTTCTGCGTAACTTACAAAATCTTTTCCTTTTCTATACCAATATATTCCACATGTAGCAATATTTGATATTGGGTTTTTTTCTGCTACTTCTGTAACCATTCCGATATCATTTATCTTTACAAATGACCATTTCGGATGTACAGCATTAAAAGAAAAAACAATTGAATCCACTGTAGTCAATAGTTTTAAATAATTAAAATTTTCTTTTGAATACTCTACAATCTGATCAGAGTTTGCAATCAATAAATCATCGTCATTGTTAATAAATTCTTTAGCTAATAGTGCAGTACATGCTGCACCTTCTGTCAATTTATCTACAACAACAATTTTGCAATTATTGTTAGTAATTTGTTTTAATAAAAATTTTAAACCAGAATATTTTTCTATATGTTCTTTTCTAACCAAAAATATATACTCTGCAGAAAAATTTAAATTTTCAACAATATTTTGTATCATAGGTTTACCATTAACCTCTATTAAAGGTTTTGGAAACGTATATCCTTCTTTAGCAAATCTGCTTCCCTCTCCTGCCATTGGTATTAATATTTTCATTTAAATACTTTCTATAAAATTTATATAATTTTTTAATGTTGTATCAGTAGCATTGTTAACAATCCAAATATTTTTTACACATGATTGTTTTGCAGACTGTATTCCATTTGGTGAATCTTCTACACACATAGAAGTTAATGGATCGGCATTTAATTGTTTAATAGCAAAATTATAACAATCCGGATTTGGTTTATTATTAACAACATCACTATTTGTAACAAGTAAATCAATAAATTCTATTTGTCCTGTTTTTATTAACATTAACTCAGCTGTAGTTTTAATAGAATTGGTAACACAAGCAATTTTTATATTAGAATTTTTTAAATGTTTATGCAATTCTATTTTTTCTGGCATTAATTTTGCTTGATTTGAAATAATATCTAATGTTATTTCTTGTTTTAATTTTTCAATTTCTTCTGAAATTGAAACATCTAATCCTAATAATTTTAATTTTATTTTTGTTGGCAATCCATTATATTTTTTAATATGATCTTCTCTATTAATTTGAAATCCAACTTTTTTTTGTAAAGCTATATTTAAAGCATCATAATGCCAATCACACGCATCAACTAAAACTCCATCTAAATCAAATAATACAAAATTTATTTTTTTCATAAATTAACCCATTTTTTTATTATTAACAACCATATCATTTAGTTTGTTTGTTCATAGTATAATCCACTCTTTACAATAAATGTCAGACCAATTTTTTGGAGCACTTGGTGCAGACCCAAACCACTTTGAAGGTGCGATAGTTTTCTTAGAATCACTCAACCAAGATCCCCACCAACTAAAAGAACTGTTAGCAATAATATGATAATTGCATAAAGTCATCAAACACATATCAACATACTTATCATTACTTTCAGTAAATACAACTTTACGATTTAACGATTTAAAAAATTCAGTTGCCTCTGGAATATCATCACTAAAGACATAAATTAAAATATCATCAGGCAATAACTTCAGTGCTTCTGCATAATATTCTAAAGAACAAATTGGATGATTGTCTTGCAACTGAACATAATCACCTAATCTTAGATGTATCGATATAGTTGGTAACCTTGTTAACGAACGAATATCTACTGCTTGCTTATAAATTCTATCATTAAAAGCAAATTCTTTTAATAATTGTTCTCTATAATCTACAAAATATTTTTCACTTTGAAAATAACCAGTAATATCCGTATTATCTTGGATTCCAAAAATACCAGCATTATATGTAAACTGACGTTCCTGAGCTTTATTTAAAGCAGCATAATCACTACTATCAGCTGCAGATAGATTTGAAAAACATTCAGGTAAACAAAAATTATAGTATTCATTATTAGTTTTTAACTTATATGGAACACCAAATTGATATTTTCTAGTTTTAGCAATAGAATATAATGTAGCATATTGAAACATCTGATTTCCAAATCTACCATTTGTTCCAATTCTATTATATGTAATCATAGATACGCTGAATCCCTATCTTCTAGTGTATTATCAGTAAAGTGTTGCCACTTGTTAGCTGAATCTCTATTATCTGATTGATAAAAAAATGGTTTATTTGGTGTATACACTTTAGTTTGAAACTGCAATGATGCTGCCCCTACATCCCATGGTTGTTTTAAATCATGGATACAATGCTTGGCTATACGAGACATATAATCTCTATAGATGGGTGTTACATATAAAATCGCATGAGTGGCTAGTATTCCACCTATTCTCATATATTCTGGTGTATATCGCTTAGTTTGATAACCACGATTACCACTAGAAATACCAAGGTAAATGCCATCTGTATCGTCTGGAATATCCATAATTGGATTAAATGAATCTGTAAATTCTGCGTCATCTTCTAAAATTAGAAGTGGCGTTGTATACTGCACATCATCCAAAATATCAATATGGGATTGTGCACAGCCAACATAATGTGCATTACTTGGTATAGTGCCTTCGGGAGCTGGAATGATTCTAGCAGATTTTCTATAAGTATGTTTAAACCCATACTTTAGAAGATTGTCTTGCATAATTTCAGCATTTTTAGTTGCTGAATCCAAATTAATCCATACGACTGGAATTTCACGTAAATCAATAATCATATAACCTCGTGTTAAATATAATACAACTTATAAAGATGTCAAGATATTTAGTTGACATTTTCTTGACTTCTACTATACTGTCTTTATGAATCTAGAAGACCTTAAACTCAATATTTCCAAAGACGCTTCTGTTGACTCCTCAGAACTAGGAAATGAGGCTATTAGAACTCCTCAACTGCATAGTAAGTACCTGTGTCTTCATGCAGATTTTAAACTGATTCTCTGTAAGCAGGTAAATGACTTAGCAATTCTTAAACTTCGTAAGTGGAAGATTTTTACCGGTAAGGCTAGTCGTGAAGAATTAGAAGCATGGGGAGAAGATCCAAATGGACTAACTCTACTAAAGACTGATGTAGAAAAGTTCATAGAGGCAGATCCCAAGATTATTGAACTAAAATTAAAGATTGCTGTAATTGAAGTTAAGGTTAAGATGGTTGAAGAATTTTTAAAAGTTCTCAATAATAGAAACTTCTCTATTAAGTCCGCTATTGAGTGGTTCAAGATGACTCAGGGTATCGTATAATCTTACCATAAATATTGAGTGGATGTAGAAGTTGAATCTGTAGACGAAGTTCGTTACTATATAAAAACAGAAAAGGGCGTTAAACAAGAACTGAGAGATTATTTCTCGTTCATGATTCCCGGTGCTGAGTATATGCCATTGTTTAAACGGCGTATATGGGATGGTAAGATACGATTATTTGATATTCTGTCTTCCACTCTACCAAGAGGTCTGAAATCTTACCTGAGTAAGTTTTGTAAAGACCGCCAATACACTTTAAATATTAAAGAGAGTAGGAATCCGCTATGCATAACGGAGGAGAAACTTCTGGACTTTTACGACACACTGAAAGTTTCAGTCAAGAAACAGCGGGTCAAAATGCACCCCCACCAAAGTCAAGCAATTCTGCACGCTATCAACGCTCACCGGTGTGTAATAATATCTCCGACAGGTTCTGGAAAAAGTTTAATAATCTACGTCTTGCTCCGCTATCTACTCTCCGTAATAAAATCAGACAGAAAGATTTTAGTTTTAGTTCCAACTGTGGGGCTGGTTACACAGATGGAAACCGACTTCTTTGATTACTCAAAGGCAGATCCTTCTTGGTTATCAAGAAAATATATTCATAAAATTAGTGCTGGACTTGAAAAGGATACTAACAAACAAGTAATTGTTTCTACTTGGCAATCTATCTACAAGTTACCCCGAGAATGGTTTGATCAGTTCGATGCTATCTTCTTTGATGAGTGTCACCAAGCCAAAGCAGAATCAATTAACCTAATTGGTCAGAAGTTGACTAAAGCATGGTTTCGTATTGGTACTACTGGCACATTAGATCAAACGCAGGCACATCGTTTAAGCATAGAAGGCATTCTAGGACCTGCTGTACAATTTATTCAGACAAAGAGCCTTATGAACAAGGGATTGCTTGCTACTCTTGCTGTTGACTGTATTGTACTCAAGTATACAGATCAAGAGAAGCAGGATATGAAGAAACAAAAATATCCTGATGAAATCAAGACTATAATAAGTAATAGTAGGAGGAATGAATTTGTCAAAGAACTCGCAATTCATACCAAAGGCAACACCCTCATCCTCTTCAACTATGTCGAAGGACACGGGAAACCTCTCCACGCTCTCATTGAGGCAGCAGGAACGGATAAGAAAGTATATCTTATTCACGGAAAAACAGAAGGTGAAGCAAGAGAATCAATTCGCCGTATCGTGGATACACAAACTAATGCCATATTGGTTGCGAGTTACGGTACTACTAGTACTGGCATTAACATTGTCAACATTGATAATATTATCCTTGCCTCTCCTACGAAATCTGTAATTCGTTTACTACAAAGTATTGGCAGAGGTTTAAGGACATCTGCTAAAAAGAAAACTTTGAAAGTTTATGATATTGTCGATGACCTTTGTTACATGTCATACAAGAACCATGTTTATAGGCATTTTGAAGAACGAATCAAAATTTATAAAAAAGAAAAGTTTGATTACAAGATAATGTCGATGCCACTACCTACCGATGATAAATAAATTAGGAGGGTTACTATGACTGATGAAGTACAGGAAACTCCCTTTGGTGGTATTGTTAGAGTTGTTAAACTTATCAATGGTGACGAACTAATTGGATTGGTTCGTGATGCTCAATTAGATAAAATTTTAATATCATTTCCAGCCAAAATTGACTGTGCAATGTCAAGAGATCAAAGTGGTGATCTCATTGAATATTTTAAATTAACTAATTACGCATCCAATTTACAACTATCAGAAATTTCAATTAATCGAACTTCTGTATTATATACAGGAGTTCCTACTGAAGATCTTTCTAAGATGTATGACGTATTTTTTCATACAATGCAAGTAGATCCAAAATCTGTAATGAACAATACTAATGAAGATTTAGTAGTGGGACCAGAAGCTGGACTTATGATGTTAAATGAACTTTTTAATAATGAAGATTTTGTAAATTTTGTAAACGATATGATTGACAGTTTTGAGGGGTCAGAGGTCATTCTTGACGATGAATTAGAAGAAATAGAAGAATCTGAGCAGCAGGAACCCTCTGTAGAGGATCTATTGGTTGAGGAGGCTCCGAAGCCACCTAAACCCGTAAAACGCCGCACAATGAATCCTGAAACTAAAAAGCTACCATTTAATCCAGAGAGCAGTCCTAATTCTGCTGAAAGCTGGTCTGATAATCCAGAAGATTATATTTAAGCAGTATTTTTAAGATTTTCTGGGGCATCTGGGTAAATCTCATAATATGAAAATTTAAAAGTGCAGGATGCTTTTTGTATTACTGCATCAGAAGTATCTGATTGAAATACAATACCAGTAAGTTTACTTGGGACGATATACCGAAATGTTACTGTAGTAACAACACAATTTGATATAGGGCTTACTATTGATAATACTGCCTGATGATGCCATTGTTGATACGGCAAATTGTTTGTATTATCATTTTGAATGTTTGCTACATTGCGCATCCAAGAGTATAAACTTTTCCAATTGTTTAATTCAGAATCAACAATAAATTCGACATTTAAGGTTTCATAATTGAACTGCATAGTTGGTACTGGAATTGTTGTACCAAATGTTGTTGGTTGATTTACATCAGGAACAGTACATCCAGGAAGATTTGCTTTTTGACAATTTAATTCAAATTGTTTTGTTCCACGACCAAATATTAATGTGAAGTAACTATTGTATAGTGGATTTATATTTGAAATGCAGCTCATAGAAATATTTATCTAATAACAAAAGCCCTCCTCATTTCTGAGGAGGGCTTCGAAGTGTTACTTAAATTTTGACCTATTACTTAGATCGTGTTACCGTGTAGATGTGTTACACGAGTTAGACGATAGTATTGGTTAAGACCAGTGGTCAATGCGTCTGCATCAGGTACAGCACCATTGAGAACAAAGGGATTAGCAACTACGCCGTAACGAGTCTTGAACGCGATACGTGGTTGGAAAGTAGCAGGATCAACAGCACGAACCATTTGGAGCGGAACGTATGGGCAGTAGAACAGACCTGCATCATATGGTGATTCTCCCTTATAGCCTGTGCAGAAGAAATTAAATCCTGTTGGGCTATATGGATCGATATAAACGCGAATCTTACCACTCAAGAGACCAGCAAAATTGCTTTGAGTATCGTCAACATTCATCTGTGGAGCAATACCAGGTGATAGGCTCATGAAACCAGACATTGCAAGTGCTGCAGCGGTATCGCTGTCGCAGATGATGAAGTTACCCTTGCCACGGCGGGTTTCCTTGGCGATTGCATTGCACTCGCGCTCGATTTGGAAACTGAGACCACGGAAGCGTTCTGCTGACCAACGACCATCAGAATCTTGATCAAGATCGTATGTACCAGGAGTGACGAGATCGGTTTGTTGAGAACCATTCTTAGCAACATAATAGATGGTCTTGACGAGCTCACGGTTGATTTCAGCAAGAATTTCTGTGCTGAGAAGATTTGCGAGTTCGGCTTCGGCATCTAGACCGTGAACAGCCTTCAAGTCTTGTGCAAGTTCAACAGTGTAATTACTGCTTAGTGCACGAGTCTTGGCTTGTACTGCAACGCGGTCAATGCTGAAGGCCATTTGATTCCAGCTAGCATATGGAGCAGTCTTGCCAATACCTTCACCATTCGCAGTAAGAATACCACGAAGATTTTGGAGGGCTACAAAATTTGTTGCTGCGCATGAACCAGGGAAGAATCCACCATTGTTGGCCGATAGACCCTTAGCTGCAACATAAGATGCATCAAGTGTCCAACCACAACCACCGAAGGATGCTTGTGGCTCTTGGAACATGGCTTCTGCATATGTACCGGTATAAGTACCAGCAACACCAGCAGGTTGATAATTTGCACGCATGGCAAAGATCAAACCTGTTGGAGCGGTCATTGGCTGAACGCCGCAGATGTCGTAGGCCATTAGATTCGGCATAGAACGACGAATGAGCGAGATTAGTACGGGATCATAACCTGCAACGCCACCAGAGTTGGTGAACGATGAAGGCATACCGAGATTGGCACCAGATGCCATATCTTCGGTTAGATGCTGAGAACGAAGAGATTGCTCTTGATTCTCTAAAAGAACGGCGGTTACCTTGCGGCGGTAATCGTCTTTGATTGGAGCGAGTGCACCGTGACTAAGTACGGGCTCCCACTTCTCGGTTAGAATGTCATACGGGGTGTTTTCTTGAAAATTCATGGTAAGTTATTAATCTCCTATTGATTAAAATTATTTAGTAAAAGTAAAAGTTTAGACTCTTTTATTGAGTCGTCCGATAGCACCAACATATCCCTCTACGAGGGTTGTTGGTGTATTTTTGACGGGGGAAAAGGTTTGTTCAGGTTCGGCATTACGAGCGACTGGACGACCTTTGGTTAGATAGTTTTCACGAATAGCAACAAGCTTTTCGCGGTATTCGTCTGGATTGCTGAAATTAACGCTTTCCATTAGATTTTGTAGTTTAGCAACTTGTGTGTCTGCGAGATCACGTGTTTCGGCAACAAAGATACCAGCACACTCAGTGAGTGAAACTTCTTTACGAAGATTCATGTTGTATTGGAATGATTCATTGAGCTTGGTTTCTAGTTCACGGTTTTGAGCATAAAGTTCATCAAGAACATTATACTTTTCTGCTGGAACATCGATGTAATGATTCTCGAAGAGATTCTTGAGACCACCGATGAAGTTTTCTGCAATTTGTGTCTTAACACCTTGCTCAACTGCAACAGCATTCTCGGTCATCCACTCTTCGACAACAAAGTCAAGATAATCATCAACCTTCTCTACAAGTGATTCAGTTACATTATCAAGATATGTCTTGACATTACCATCAACATTTTGAACGATGTTGGCAACAGTTTTCTCGACACGATCAGATACAGCAGCTTCAAAGATTGCTTCTAGTTGTGATACCAATGATGCGTCAACATCTTCACCTAAAAGAGAAACAAGAGCATTGCGGAAATCCTGTTTGGTTTCCTCGGTGGTCTCAACCACATCGTCATCCTCTTCTTCTGTATCTTCGTCCGTCTCATCTTCATCTTCTGATGAAGAAGCCATAGCAGTTGGAGCTGCCATTCCAGCACCAACTGGAACTTGGGCTTGAGCCATGGCTGCACCACCAAAATCAATTGGTTGTGAAATGACTGAACCCTTACCAGTTCCATCAAAATCTGATTGACCGTTGGACATCGGGTACCCACCTAGACCCATGGCTTCGGCTGCTGCTTCTGAAATAGTTTTCTTGCTTTTTTGTTTCATAATAAAAGAATCCTTGTGTTAATTATTTAGTAGTTTTTAAAATTACGGAGTTATACCGTATGCTTTTTCTTGTGCTTCTAACTGTCTTTGTGATACTGCACGTCTTCTTGCATCTAATGGGTCCTCGGGTTTAAATGCTGCACGCTTTGAGCCAACTAGTGGTACCCATGGACTTCCAGCTCCCTGTGCTGCCAAATTTTGAGCATTTTGACCTATCTTACCAATATTTGCATCAAACCAACTTGATCCAGATATATCTGCAGCCTGACCTAAAAGTGAGTCTATTGCTCCTGGAACTTTATTTAAAACTGGAATTTTTTTAAGCACACCACCTCCAATAGATGATGCTTTATTTCCTAACAATTTTCCCATCCAATCTAAACTGCTTCCAAGAGCATACGCCCCAACCGCACTATATTTACCAAGGTCATCTTTTTCTGTAGCCCCAAATAAAACTTTATCCATATCTAAATCACCGTCATCACTTGCACCTTCACTTTTTCCACCACGACCTCCACCTACACCATACGGTAATTTAATTTTAGAAGGATCTTTCATAGTATCAAGAGCATGACGATCAACAGGAATAACATCTTTAGTTGGAGTTTTTGGTAATTTGGGTGCTTTTGTTTTCTTATATGCATCAACGGCTATACTTGGACCTTCTCCAAATTCTCTTAAGAATTCTTCATGCAAATCACCCGTTGAATGTTTATTAAACGATTCAATTAAATAAGTTCGAGCAAGATGGGAAATATCTTTATTCATTTAAGTTTATTAAAATATTCTTCAAATACTTTGACAATATTTTTGTTTAGATTTCGGCTTGACGAACCAGTAATAAGTTTTCTTGCTGCATCGATTTGACGCTCTTGCCACGATCCTTCGACAAGCATCCATTCACGTCCTTCCATGATTCCATTTACGAAAGCATGTGGAGCAGATGGATCTGCAACAATATCAACAGCAGCAAGCATAAAGTCTTCTTGTACTTCTTGATATCCATTTTTGGACTTTAAAGAACCCATACCACGAGTAGATACACCTAATTGTGCACCCTCATCAATAAGATTCTTTACAATCTTTCCCATTGGAGTATCTAAAATTTTTGCTTTACCACAGATAGAATTACCATCTTCATGGAGTTCTTTGATAATATGTGATACTCTATCCAAGTTTACGGTAGGTCCAGTTGGGTGATTTAGTTCACCGAGAGCACGACCTTTATTTACATATTCGGTAATATAACGGTTGGTCTCCTTGGCAAGGGTTCCTTGTGGGTATACACGACCATTGCGGTTCTTTACACCAGATTGCATAAAAATACCTTCAATGAAGTAATGTTTATCTCCATTGCCAGCATTCTCTTTGATATACTTTATATCTTCAGTTAATTCGGTAATCAGCTTCATTTAGGTTCTTTCTTTCCAAGAAAATCTTTAGCAATGACTTTATATTGTTCTTGTAGTCGGGTTCCAACTTTGCCATAGAGGACTTTAGTGGCTTGTTCTTTGAATGCAACAGCATTTTCTTCTACTACGGTCTTGAGCATTTGACGGATATTGTTTTTCATAATAAATTTCTTACCTTCTGTGAAAATGTTAAATGTTGCTTAAATGTCGTACCATCAGTAAATAATTCGGAAACCATACGTTCTCTATTTTTAACATTCAATGATTCAAATAAATTTTTAATATGTATTATATCTGAATCAGTAATATTTATATTTGAACCACTTTGAAACTTATAATTTCCGGGTTTAAAGTTAGTTACAAAGTCTACAAATTCATTTAACGTAGAATTTTCTGGAGTAACCGACTCTCTGTATAACAATGATTTTGATACTAGTAATTCAGTTTCTTTAATAGTTTCGTTCAATTTGGTGGACAAAACTTTAATTATACTTTGCTTAAAGCTTTCATCATTTTTAAAAATGATGTTCTCTATTCCTGATTTTAATAATAATTTAGTATTATTCATGGAATCTTACTGCTGTCCACCTTCTTGGGCTGCTTGTTGTGCTGCCATTGCTGCCTGTTCCTGTGCAATTCTTTGTCTGTCAACAACCATTTGTTTTTCCATAACTTTGAGTTGTTCAGGTAGTTGTTTAAGAATATCAGTCTTAACAAACTCAGTTGAGAAGTATTTACCAATGTAAGGTTCAACAAACGAAAGCATCTTAAGACGTTCGGATAGAATTTCGGATTCTTTGAGATCCCAGAAATAATTATCCGTGTTGAATACAAATTTAATATCGGTTTTTAAAACATCCCAATCTTCTTGAGTCATTACACCTTTTAGAAGCAATTGAACTCTTAATGTATCCATGAACAAACGAGAAAACTGATATCGAATACGATCAACAAATTTATAGAATTTAATTTCTTCTCTGGTAATTTCGGTAGAACGACCCATATTGAAACCAGTTGATTCAGCAGATAAACGACTAATTGGAACATTTAAACATGCAAACAATTTCTTTTTAAAGTATTCAATGTCTTCAATTTGTGAAGTTGATTGTGCACCAGGAATAGTTGTGATTTCAGTTCCACGTGAACCTTCTCTACGTGGAAGCCAGTAATCTTCAAGTACTGACATCATCTTTCGTTCATCTCTTACTTCACCAGTATCTTGGTTGTAAGTAAGTTTTGTGCGGAATCTGCTCATCATGTCCCGCATATATTGTTCGGCTTTGGCTTTTGGTAGTTGACCAACGTCTACATAAAAGATTTTACGTTCTGGAGCACGAGCAATACGATATACCAACATCGCATCTTCCATTTGACGCAACATGTTTAGTGGTCTGATGGCTTTATGCAAATATCCTAAAATACGTTTTGTATTAAGATCAACCAATCCAGATGGAACATATACAATGCTATCAAGAGATAAATGAAGTCCTTGTGGACCAGTCATTACTGGTGACTCTTTATCATTATTCGTATAAACATAATACTCTTCAACTTCTTTAATTAATTGAATTGGTGTATTTGTCTGCTGAACATACTTATCCATTTCCTTTTTAAACTTACGAACCTTTTTAATCTTTAATGGATCGACTGCAACAATACTTTGGATACCCTGACCAGGAAGATCCTTATCAATTACAATGTTATAAAATAACTTTGAATCTACGTACCATCTGCGAAAGATCTCGTATGATTTATGGTTAAAATCTAAGAGGTGAATTACAGTATCAAACTCTTTATATATTTTTGTTTTAATATTATCAGAAATTGGGCATTTTGATAAATCTAATTTAACAGGTGTGTGATCCGTACCGGGAACAATTGCTGCATTTACAATCTCATCTACAGCAGCATCAATTTCTGGATATATTGAAATATTTCGGTATTGAATTATAGACTGTGTTTCATCACGCATTGTGGCTGCGTAATCAAGAGCAGTACCAAAGAAACCTCCAGCCTCAACAGTTACAGTTCCATCAAATACTTCTGGAACTGCAAACGATGCCATTGCATCATTTTTTTGATCTTCCTTGGTAGTTTTCTTTTTTCCAAACTGAAATCCAAATATATCAATTTCCATAATTCACCTTATGTTCTCCTTGTCACATTTTTGATTTCCATATAATCAAAAACAATCATTACAGTATAACTATTTAACACGTTGGGAGAACCCATATTCATTTGAACTGGTTGAATACCAGCAGGCCAGCAGCCATGTAAAATATATTCTTTGAGTGGTTGATCGTTGCCATTTAAATCTAAGTGCTGTATTCTCCAATTATCCGCTTTATATTCTCTTGATACTGAACCAGTTCCTACTCCGGGGGTAGCAGATTTATTGTTATCATGATCATTAATTAAATTTTGCCATCTATTTAATTTACCCCATAAATTATTATTTCCAACATCATCCCATATCGTGATATTCCATGTTCCATAATCTCTTTCACCAGGATAATGAAATTTTCTACCAAAATAATCATAACTTAAAGTTTTACTAGTAACTCTAGGGAGGGTGGCAGCACGTATATGAAAATCTGTAAATTTACCACCTGTTGGAAACGAACCTTCTATTCTAAATCTATTAGAACGGGTTCCACCAAAAAAGGTATTTTTAAAATCGTTTAGCATTGTTATTTAATCTTAACTATTGTAATCATCTTGAATTTTGATATAATCAAATGTAAGAGTTGTACTAAAACCAACAAATCCTGGCTCTGCCATATTCAAACTTATTTCATCTACTACAGATGGCCAACATTTGTATAATGTTATTGTTTTTAAAATTTCACCATTAGCATCTAATTGTTTCATTCTCCAAGTAGTTTGTAATTTTTTATATGAAAAATCATTATCTTTTACTTTATGGGTATAGTGACCATCCATAAATTCTGCCCATTGGTGTAAACCCTTCCATATACTATTGGTGTTATTATCATCGTAAATGGTAACATTCCATGGTGCATACATTCTATCACCTGCAAAATTTATTAATCTTCCACGATATGGAACACTAATAGTATTCATAGTTGATGCAGGTAACGATGCAGAAATCATTTTAAATGAAGAATCTTCTGCAGGAACATTAATACTTACAGGCCAAATGGGTTCAACAACAAATCTATTGGCACGAGTGCCGCCTAAAAAACCTTCTTTAAAAGTTGTTATTGAATTATTGTTTGCCATTATTGTGTTAGGTTAATATCAATTACAAAACTGTCAATACTTAGAATTGGTTTGATTACAACCATCATATTTAAAGAACCAGAATTATCAACATTATTCGAACTATCGCAAATAATTTGTGTTTGAGTTGTATCAATAAATGATAGATATGGATCAATTGCACTTTCAATTTCCGAAGTAACTTGTGCTCTGGTGGTAGAATTATTAATTTCAAAAAGATACTTCAAACCAATTACATCTAAATCTTTTCTTAAGGCTGAACGCAAACGAGATGGTCCAACTCGATTATCACTTGTAAGCAATCCGCTCGAAGTTGCACCAACAATATCTGAACCAAGGAACTTTGGATTATAATTAACAAAGAAATTTACTTTATTATTTCTTAATGTGGTTTTTAGTGAATCATTCCAATCTATTGATGTTGAGACATTTCCATTAAGGATTGTTGATCTGTCTAAACCGGCAACTGAAAGATATAATTCATTTCTGTTTTTTGCTCTTGCAAAGAATCCAGCAACATCTGTAGAAGTTGGAAGTTTATATGTTATTTGAGTATTTGACTGCAATGTAGAGGTATCTAAATTTGAAATGTCCTTAACACCGTAGACATTAAATATTCGGTTGGCAACTGTTGTTCCTGTTACAAGAGAAGCACTACCAAACAATGAAGCATAATTTGCCATCGTGTAACCGCTACCAGTTATACCACTAGAATCTGGAATAGAAGGAAAGATTCCTGTTGTATATGGTTGGTCAATCAACCAGGTGCATAGTGCTGTATTAGCTTCTTGACCAACAATAACATCTAGATAATTTTCTGTAGTTGCAATATAGTTGTCAAAACCTACCGGATCACCAACAAGAACTAATGTACCACCATATGCAAGATAATTAATTGCATGAAGAAAATCAGTTCCAGCAGGTCTTGGTACAAGTTGAACTTTTGTATCTATTGTTCCACCAGTTTGGAAAAAACCAAATGTACCACCAGCTGAAGGATCTGAAATTAAACAGGAAGTAATACCGGACAACTGGTTTAAATCACCAACAAGTTCTTGTGGTGTCGTATATACAATGTAGGTAGCTGATGTTGTTCCCTTTGGGGTGGTATATAAGTTTGCTCTAGCATATACCAACCAACCAAATAAACCACCAGGATTATTACCGGCTGCACCGTTAATACCATTAAAAGTGATTCCGGCAAAGGTTGAACCTAACTTCATACCACCTAATAGATCAAGAGTGGTACTTTCAGTAGAATATTGGCTGGCGTTAATAAAGGAGCTAAGTGATGGCATTTATTTTCCTTATGATGTCAAAATATTTAGCATTTTAACTAGGATACCAAATCACTCCATCCTGGACATATTCGCCCTCATCATCTTCTGAATGGTTGGAAGGCATGAATAAAACATTATCATCTTCAGGTTTTTTGGCATCTTCATAACTAAATTGAGCTTGTTCGATTAAATCGGCAAAATATTCTTGTCTAGTTAGCCATGCAAAAAACACCAAACTCATCACCAAATCGTCATGCTGACCGTCTTCTGCCTTATATGTATTGGATTTGGAAATAAATGACATCAATTCTACGATAATACGCTCATCGTTTAAGATGATCTTATTTTCTTCAATTAACCGTTTAAGGATGGCACAACCAATTTTTTTAGTTTGTGCGGTAGTTCTTATACCCATTTCATTTTTACCCACACCACCAAAACCCTGAGACAATATTTGTCCTTTACGACCCATTACTTTTGTCATCAATACATTTTCATATTCAAGATCGGTGTGTAAAATATTAGAAACTTGACCACCCAAGTCATTTGTTTCAATCAAAACATATGCATTATTATATGCTTTTGCTGAATTAAATATAACTGTTGGAAAATTAAATGGACTAATAGTATTATTTCTATATGTGGAAACCACTTTATATGGGGTACTAGTTCCATCGATTACCGTAAACGCAGAATAGTCAGACCCCTGTCCACGGGATACATCGGCTTGTAAAAAATAAATTTTATCAGGTTGTGGAATTTCATAGACTCTATGACCTTCTACATTTTCAGAAATCGGTTCTTCGGGAGCAAGAACATTTAACTTTGTTGATGAAATCAAAGTATTCGAAGATCCTAAGAAACTACAACCATACTCTTGATTAAACTGTTCTTGGCTGGTATTGGCAATCTGTTCTTCTGCCCATTCAGCATTTCGTCTAGGACCACCTGGAGTTATTGGAACCTGGGTCCAATCAACTTCAACTGGTACAAATCTATTTTTGGATTTGTGTCCCATAGGTCTATTAGCATCAACCCATAATTTGTGAAAATGGTTCATACCATTGGGGGTTGAAACAATGATAAGTTTGGTAGTCAAACCTGCCGAAATGGTTGGGTATGTTGAAGAATAGAATTCTTCAGCAATATGTGAAGGTAAGAAGGCGTACTCATCTAACAACAATAGGTTATAAGAGCCACCACGGATCGCTGAAGACGAAGTTGCGTCACATACCACTCTAGATCCGTTTTCCAATTTAAAACTCGTCTTGTTCCATTCTACTACTCCTTGTTGCAAGAAATGTGGTAGGTTTTCATATGCTAATTGAAGTTTAGCAAACAATTCATCCTTTGCTGTCTTTAACTTATTGGCAAGAATAGCAACATTTACGCTTTGGTTAAAAGTAACATAATGGCAAATATATCCAATAACCGAAGTAGACTTTCCAGACTGCCGAGGCCATTTTGAGATAACAAAACGATTTTGGTGAATCTGTTTTACAAATTCTTCCTGGTAATCATACAATTTGAAAGGCATGATACCTTTATCAAGAGTTTTAACTTTTACATATTTACTACAAAAATATACAGGATCATTAGCACACTTGACATATTCTTCCAGTTGCTCTTTAGTATACTGAATATCAATGCCGGGTGGCTTTAGTTTTGGGTTATTTCTATAACCTTGATTACCGTTGTTTAGACTCATTATTCACAACCTCTGCTTCGATTACTTTATCGGTGCTTCTATCTTTATTTAAGAGGTTCTGAAGATCCTTGGTCGATCCAACAAAAACTGAATTATTTGTTTGTGAAATTTTAGTATTAGATGCGGTAGTATCTTTGGCTTTCTTATGAACATCTAAAACATTATTATTAAGATCTGCCATAGTTTTTAATAGAATGGCAACCACTTCAAATGCTCTTGGGCTATCAGATTCGGTAGCAACTTTCAATGCACTTTCTAATGCTATATTTCCATTGCCCAATAAATCTTTTAAATTTGATTGAACAAACTCATAATCTTTTTGAAAATTATTATTGTCAAACGTACCACCAGATGCTGCCTTTGGTTCTGCAATTATTGCAGTATCAGGAACATCAAACAACTTAACTAAATTTTTATTAATTTTCATATTTAATCTTCAAAAACTACACCACTGTTGGCTGTAGTAACCGCCGTTGCCGTCTTTATTTCACCAAAGATCCAAGATTTTGCTACAAATTGAAATGATGCAATATTTAATCTTCTACTACTTAGATCACCTTCATATTTTTCAGTTAAACTATTTGTTACCATAACAATTGGTATTTGAACATCTTGTTGTGTTTCATTCATATTCATTGTTATAATATGTTCTGGAACAAAATAGGGCATAATTTGTTCTACAATTTGTAACATATCATCTGTGTGTCTGGTGTAAACAAACAAATTAAATGATACATTTACTGGAATCTTAGATCCAATTTGAGTTCCAGAAGATTGACATGATCCATTAACATTTGTTAAATTCAAAATTGGGGCAATACGATTTAACCGGCGAGTAGGATCCGGAACAATGGTATTAATAATATAACTTATAATTGGTAATTGAGTTTCAATACGAGTTCCATCAGTTATAGAAGATGGTTGTAATAAACGCTGAATAAACTTTTCTTGAGGCGAATAGTGAATGGGAACACGAATATTAAAACTGGTAGATGTGTCTGGTTCAATACGAGCAACTTCAATCTTACTAAACAGCGAACCAAAACCAACTACAAGTTTTCTTAAATTTTCGTTGTAATAGTGTCCAAACATATTAATCCTTATGGGTTACCCGGTTCATCACAATCTGAAAATGGATCATTAGGATCAAATCCATAACAATTGCCTTCAGTCTGTAGTACATCATTAATACCAAAGGTGGTACCAAGAATATTATTTAGTGGAATTACCAACGATCCCGATAGTCCTTTAGTTGATGTATAGGGATTGTTAATGGTATTATTATTGGTATCAATTTTCTCATAACTGTAAGTAAAGAGTTCTGCAGTTATTTGATATGAATATAATTTTCCTAATGGATACAGAGGATTTTCATGTTCAACAAAATTAATTTCAAACAATGATTTAGATAATGGCAGATAGATAAGATCACCTTCGCGGGGTCTAATGATAGTAGAATCAATATCTGTGACTTCTTGTTTAAATCTTTTACGGGCAAAAACTAAGGTAATCTTATCTTTAATCTCTAATCCAAATTGAGTAATGACATCTGTACCATCAAAGCTCTTATATGATTGAATAAACATCTCTAACGTGTAAGCTTTTTTAAATGATGATGATGGATCCTCACCAAAAATTTTATCTATTTGAAAATATTGACGTGGAACATATACCAAATCTTGTCCAATTCCTTGAATTAATTCAACAGTAATATCTTCGATCAGAGTTTGTTCTGGTCCGTATTTGGTACTATTGATATAAGGATTAATAGCCATATTAACCAATCATTGGATCTACAGGTAGTTCCTGTGTTTTTAACAACATTGCTTCAATTGTATCTAGTTCGCGTACAGCATCTTGCATTATGGCTGGAGCATTGAGTTGTGCTCCACCTGGAAGAGGCATACCAGTATACTTCATCAGATTCTGTGCCCATTGTTTTTTCAACAATGCAGCGTAATGTCTTTGGAAAATACGATCACTCCATATTTTTGGATAATAATCTGGATTTACTTGTACGTATGCTTCTACCATAACATATGAATTTGTTCTAACCTTATCCCATTCATTTTCTAAAAACAAACGATCAGTAGTTTTGGTATACGTAAATGAAGAAGGGTAATTAAATACATCATTTATCATAGAAATATATGTCATTGCTTCCATATATAAACCCATAGGACCCTGGGAATAACCACTCTGATTAAAATATAAACCAAAGAAGTCAAATAAAGTCATTTGATATCTTAGATCAAACATATAATCACCAACAACAGATCCTGGACTATATACCTTCGAAATAGTTCTAATATCTGCAGCGGCTGGCCAAAATGATGTTACTCCTGTAGTGGAAGACGTAACGGCTTGAGCACCAATACTATAACCAAAGGTGCTAACATCAAAATATTTGTTTGCTATAATATTAGCGGTAATTGGTACGACAAACTGTGCACGCTCATTAAAATCAAAATGACGTTCATGCATATATTCTAATGATTCATCTAAACGATCTTCAGCTTGCTCAGAATCAATATTAATTTGAATTACTGGAGCACCGAGTCGTCTATAGGTAAAATCAATGAATTCTTGTCGAGTTGTAATTGCCATAGAAATATTTATGAATTCTCAACAATTTTATTTATTTTATCTATTAAATTTTCTTTTTCTTCACTTGAGCCTATCGTTACCTGAATAAATTGTAATTCGTTTGGATCTATGGCTTCGATCATTTCTTTTCGTAATTTGACTTCTATCGGTTTAAAGTTTGGATCATAATCACTAAATCCAGGCATTTTCATTGGGCAATTCAAAACAGGATAATCTAATTTTGAATAATCATCCGAACTTTGAATTAACCATGTATGTGGTTTATCTCCACAACCACATCCACCACAGTAACTCTTGGTTGGGTCAACTGAACTAGTCTTTAAAAAGACACATGGTGTGTTTATACTGCTTCCACCAAAACAAGATAGAACTCTAAGTTGTTTTGTTTGAATATCGGTTTTTTTGTTGCCAAGTCCTCTAGATGCTAGAGAAGCAGCAAACATCATCATTTTTTGAAACATAATCTTATAAAGTTGTATAATTAACAGCCATACCAGCAGGAACAACATATGAAGCAATAAATGGTTTAAACTTTTCTATATCTAAAAGCAAAGAACTAGTTACTTTAATATCTATATTGGTAAAATTAGATGTGGTAACTACAACATCACTTATTGAAAATCCAAGTAGTGAACATATCAAATATTTGATTGCAGGTGGTGTACCTTTAATATCAAAATAATTTGAATCTGATTTAATTAAAAATCTTCTTATATTTGGAAGTATTGAACGCAAATGAGATTGAGAAAAATCAGCATTTGGAAAATAAAAATCTGCAACTGCTTCTAAAAATAGTGAATTCATAAACAATGGAACTCTAATATTTTCCCAATTTAATTGAGCACCATATCCATATTCCTGACTTAATAACCATCTTAAATAATTTTTAATTATTGGAACAATAGCAACATTATTTGGATCGGATTCATATGCTTTAAGAATCCACTGTGGAAATAAAGAGTCTACTGTAAGATTATCACCCAACCATTTAGAATTATTTCGGTTATAAAAATCACTCCCATAAAGACTACTGGCTCTTGCAGTAGTAATTGCGTTTTTTACCTCATAAGAAACAGGTTGTTCTTTAAGAAAAAAGATCATAATTGATACACCAAATTTATACCAGCTACACATCTAGCATTTAAATATGCTAGTAATAGTGTTTGATTAGTAGAAGAAAGACCATTTACATAAATTTGAACTGTTCCTGGAATACAGCAATGGTTTGCTACAGTTATAAGTGAAGAATCTGATGTGCCAGAAATCCCCGAACCTAAAATAGCATTAATATAATCATTAATTGTTACACATCTATCTTGTCCAGTTGCTTTAAATAAAAGCCTACATCTAGCTTCTGTAACAGAAATTTGACTATACCCACCAGAAGGAATTGCATTTGTTACAAACGTAACATCAGATCTTGCAGTTATAGCAGCATTATTGCCAGATGTTCCGTTTGATGTAATTGCTTTAATTAATACTGAATTTGAAGTTTGTATTTCTTGAGCAGATACAAAATTATTTGTAACAATAAATCCCTTGGGACCATTGATTACTGTAAATGTTTTATTATTTCCAACCATCCCTGTAGAACTTTTATCTACTCGAGTCCATTCTGAGTATGTAGCAGAACCATTTGCATTTTCATAAAAAGAAATTGTATCTGGATCAACTGTATATGGGAGTTCACACGATTGTGTGGCATAATCATAATTCGTATAAGACACAACTTCTGATCCAGAATATAATTTTAAGGATTTACTTACACCAGAATTTACTGTACCTATATTGAAAAAGAAAGTATCGGCTCCGGTTGTTGTTTTTGCTTTAAATGTAGTATATGGATATAACGTTGCACCAGCAGCAGTTACAGTTCTGGTACATGTAGCACTTTGTGATGGAGCGATGAGTACTGAATTGTTAGCAGCAATACCTAAAATACTTGGTAATAAAGTTGTCGTGGTAGCAAATGAATTTACATAACCATATTGAGCATATATTCCGTTATATGCAGTAACTGTAGAAAGAATATTTAATATTAAATTTGCCGTACTAGCATTATTTGCAAAATCAATATCCTTTAATTCTGATTGATTATTAAAAAATGATGTAAGTGATGATTTAATTTCACTAAAATCTAAAGAGGCAACATTGAGGTTTTTTAGTTGGTATGTCATTATAGTTCGACTTCAATAAATGTAGAGGTGTTTGATTGTTTTACGATGCCATCAGAAGTTGAAAAGTAAATTAAAAATTGAAATACTGTATCTGATGCATATTGTACATTTACTTTAACATCGGTTAAAGATGGTATAGCAGAATTAATATATGCTGCCATATTAGTTTCTAAAAGCCCAATATTTGACTGTCCATCAAAAATATAACTAAAATAATCAGAGCCAAGATTGATATCAGATACCAATTCTCCTTTTTGAGTTTTGCACACATTTTCAATATATTGTGAATATGCATTAAACCCACTAACTAGACCTATGTCTTTTTTAGTAGATGAAGAATTTATCTTTTCAAATAATATTGAAAAATCTTTGATAGCCATTAGAATATTTATATCATGGGTAAATTGGGACATTCATTGTTATCCCGGTGTAATCGCCAGCAATTGTCGTTAAAGCTAATGCAGATTCGTGTGTCCCAGAACTGGTAACTACATGTTTAATTCCCGTAATATAATAAACAGTATTTAATACAGCATTTTTTGATGCATATGGATATCCACTGATACCATTAGAATTTAAACGAATTGTCTGCCCAACTTTTAAATTAAAATCACCAGGAATAGTTACATCTACTTTTCTTCCATACTGCAATGCATCTGTAAATTCTGCTCGTTTTACTGGTGTTTCAACAGGAGTATTCCAGAAAGATGCTACATTTAATCGAAGTTTGATATACGCTTCATACTTAGGTCCTATATCTGGGCAAGTACAACTATATGGTGCAGAAGGCGTTCCCCAAAGACAACCCAACCATTTGTCACCCAATCCTTCTGTACTATTAATTTTATCGCATTCTTCATTAGATGTATCAAAATATATATCTACAGGTATTGATGAATTTAACCTATTCAGTACCGGTGGACATCCAGTTGGACCTTCCCACAATGATATACCACCGGAACTTCCAGAAACACCTTCAGACTCTTCTACTGGTGCTTTATAGAATCCAATTGCTTCTGCAATCTCTTTAACTCCAGGAAAACTTTGAAAACATTCTTCTATAGATCCAGGAGTACTTGTAACGCCTCTAGTAATAGACGAATTGGCACATTCATAAGAATCACGACTTATAACTGGATAAAATGATTCTTGCCCTTGATTAGTACCGTATGTGTATATTTGTTTTGATGACATCGAATATCCTAATTTTAACAGAGTCCATCCAAGACATTTTCAATCCAAAAATAAGTTACTCTTGTTTTTGCATCAATTTGTTCAATACAAACTCTAGCAATATGATTTATATTACCACCACTAACACCGATAGCAGAACTTGTATTTGCACCAATTGGTCTGAATTTAAATGAAGCTGATGTTGGACTAACCCATCCAGGTGGTAAATACGCCCCAGACAAACCTCTTTCATTTAAATTGATTGCCCAAGTATCATCTTGGGTGGGACTAGATTTTGTGCTAGGATCTAAACACCATTTTTCTAATTGATGACTATAGGTTGTACACCCAGATATGCCATTTCCACTAGACGCACCAGATGCACCAGAACTACCACACGTTCCACAAGTTACACCTTCATGTCCCGGTTCAAATAATATTTTATTCCATTTATATCTGTAAAATTTAGCAGAACCTGGTAAGGTTGGATCTGGGGCACATGTTACTCCATAATAAGTATTATCTGGTTCATATCGTTGAAGAGCCGCAAAGAAACAATTTTCTTGTTTTCCCATACAGCACAATGAATACATTACAAAGTTCTGTGCTTCAATTTCTCTAATTTTTTCTAGTCTACCAGCCGCGGCAGATGCTCCAGACGCTCCACCAGAAAATATATCATATCTAATATCCATTACCTTTTGTAACTTTGTGTCTACACCAGAAACAATGTTAGCGGGATCTGCGTCTATACTATCAGGATAATCCGGATGAATAGGAGTAACATCAAACATATTTTTCCACATATCTGGACTATCCAGGAACGGCATAAATCCATCCAGACCCATTAAACTTAATGATTTATAATTGCTTTCAACACCATATTGATTATAGATGGTATTAGTAATAGATTTAGCATTACTGGGAACTTGTCCATCATAATATCCCCATGAGTTTTCTGGAATTAGTTGATCGCCACCTTGTGGTGCGTCTGTTCCTCGCCCAGACACAGTTACAACATCAATATTATATTTTTGTCCATCATCTTGAAATTGAAAGGTAAGATTTTTTAATGCTGTATTTTGTGTAGTATTCGCTGCATCAACTTTTGCTGTTTCTTGTTCTTCTTCACTTAAACCATCAGGAATAGTAATTTCAGGAAGACTATCTAAGTATTTTGGTGTTTTTCTAATATAGTAATAGTTTTTAGAAATCCATTGATATGCTGGATTAGACGCAAAGAAATAAGCTTTTCTATATTGTTTTTTATCAGACAATTTTTGAATAACTGCATCACCTTTGAATATACCAACATTTCTTACATCAGCATCCATAGATGCATATGATGCATCAGCTTCAATGTTTCGTTTAAATGATTTAAAATTAACATCACCAGCCATACCAGTCCAAAATATAAAATTAGGTTCACCGAATTCATCAACAGCACCGGTTGAAAGATAATTAAATAACTCAATTGCATTATCTGGAATAGTTTCTTCACCAGAATTATATGGAGACAATGGTTTATATAAAAAATAATTTGAGGCAGAATCATTCCAACCAGACCCAGGTATTACTCCAAACGTAAATCTTAATTGTTCTACTAGTTCATTTACATGAAACACTTTAGGTTTCTTAAACTGTAAAAGTGCATTTAATGAATTTGTAGAAAAATATTTATAATAATGATTTGTAAAATTGATAGCAACTATTGTATCATCACTATCTGATCCTGCATTATTAACATAAGAAACGCTAGTAACATCACAATCCCATTTTTTACCATCAAAAAATTCAATAATAACTTTATCAATTTTGTTGTTGCTAACATAACTAACAATATCTTTTAAATCTGTAACAACTACCGTTCCACGTGGTAAAACTTCTGTTATGTTTTCAACAATTTCTATTCTTTCAAACCGACATTCTGTATTTTGTTTGTTTATTTCTAAACCACCAACAAAAACTGATTTAATAGTAGAATATGCTGGATTAAACTGTGATTGTGTATTTGGCATAAGATATCAATTATACTTAGTAGTAACAAATGAAGATTGAATTAAACCAAGTTGTTTTGGTACGTATGCTTGAATATTCTTAGAAGCAATTGTAATTTCTTGTTGTGCAGTATATGTTGTATATGCAGTAACACCATTTAGTGGAGTTGATTGTGGTAGAATAGTATCTAATGTTGGTGCTGTATTAAAATCTCTAGTATTTTTATATATTGTTTTTCCATCAGTAGAATTAACTTGTTTAATAACTTTATTGTTTGATGTTTGTAAACTTCTCATAAATCTAAAAAAAGGTTCCCCATAACTTCCATCCGATTTTAAAGGAATTACTGTAAGAGGTGCAGCAGTAAGTGTAGATAAAAAATTATTTCCTCCTTTTACTATACTTACTGTAGTCGTTAGATCATAAAACGATGAATCAACTATTACCGCCATAGGTCCATTCATATCATAATAACCCGTAGATGCAAAGGAGTAGGGTGGGGCTAAATTATCTGATAAATAAGGAAATATTAAACTACCGATAGGTGCGGCGGTAAATCCATTGGCTGCAGGAAGAAAATATGCTTGACTAGTTAAAACAAAACACTGATTATTTTTATTATCATTTGTAAAAATATTAACATTACTCTCAACTAATGTAAATGGATTAATTACATTATTTGCAGCAACAATTGCCCAGAAACTATCTGGATCTTGATATGTAGTAGCAGCAGCCTCTAATAGAGTAGTTTTACTATCTATTGATATATTACTCTCTTGTATTGGAGCATTTTCTACATCAAGATATGTAAAAAAATCAGAGATACTAAATGTACCAATTGTAGTTTCAAACGAAGTTTTTGGTAAATTTTCAAAGAATTTCATGCGGATGGACCAAAATAATAATTTGAGATTTCTGATTTAGACCAAACAGAATTTGCTTCTGGGACATATGTACCAGTTTCAAATTCACTAAAAAGCAACCCTAATAAAGTAATAGATGATGCGCCATTTGGTAGATATCTGATAACCGGATCAATTTCATCATTCTTTTGAACCTTGACAGTTTCTAAAACACAAACTAAAGGTTCTCCCATCCAGTTTGCTGTTAAGTTTTGTTCACCACCTAATGCAACACCATTACCTTTGGATATTTTTAATGCCCATAGATTTTGAGGGTATGACCGTTCGGGTAAACCGGTGGCTACGGCTGGATAAGATGATTTTCTAAAAGTTCCAATAATTTCTTCAATTTGAATACTTTCTGCAGCATTTTTTGGAACAAAAACATATTGAAAAAAGTATTTTTTACGTCCTTCAGATACCATTGTTGCTTCAGCAATATTGCTGAAACGTCTATAAGTAGAGGTTGCAAACATTCTTTCCCAATAAAAGGTTGCTGGTTGTATATTTCTTTTTAATAGATTGATTGCCCCTTTCATTCCTCCACCGCTGTTCGCTAGCCCAGATCTATTGATCATAGGTCCAACTGGATTGTTATTGCTTTCACCGTATTCGTGAGCAACTTGATATCCAGGTTCTTTTGGCATAGGTAATGAAATTTGGGCAAATGCTCTGTTTATAACCCCTGCTCTGGTACGTTCATTATTTTTTAATGAATAATTAGCAGCATAAAAATTCAACCAAAGAGGTTGTTCTGCTTGAGCCAAGCCATATGGATATCTAAAGTTATATTGTGCCATGTAATAATATTTAGATAATTTAACTAAATATTATAATGGCGTACAGAACAATTTTTAATCCTAAAAATCCAAGAAAATACGCAGGAGATGTATCCAAAATTGTCTGTAGATCTATGTGGGAAAGAAATGTATGTGTATTCTGTGATGAACACTCAAGTATATTAAAATGGTCATCTGAAGAAATTGCCATTCCATATATGAGTCCTATTGATAAAAAGATGCACAATTACTATCCAGATTTTTTAATACAGTTTCAGAACACAAATGGTTTACAAAATTGGATGGTTGAAGTAAAACCCAAAAAACAAACCATGATAAAGGAAAATGCTTCTAAAAAAGAGAAGTTTACTTGGATCGTAAATAATTGTAAATGGAACGCAGCTAAGTCGTATTGTGATAAGAATAATATGGTTTTTAAAATAATAACAGAAAAAGAACTTTTTTCAAATGGCAATACCACCAAATCAAACTAATTCAATCACAGCAATCAAAGACTTTTTTGATAGACACAAAGGACTACAGAGACCTAATAGATTTTCTATGTCCTTTAATGGACTGCCACCAGCATTAAGTGGATTAGTACCAGCCAATGACTTTCAACCAATCGGAGTAATGATTGGTGCAAGAGCTATTGATTCTGTAGCAGACAATCTTGCAGGATATGGTTTGGGTAGAAGCGTTCCTAGATCTCAAAAATTTCCTCAAGGAATTATGTTAACTTTTGCTGTAACCAATGATCATTTTATTACAGATTTTTATGATACATGGTTTAATTTAATTTACTCGGGAGGAAGACAAAGAGGTACATACAAAACACCTTTTCAACTTTCATACTATGATGATATAATTGCAAAAACACAAATGAAAATTAATATACTTGATCCTAACGGTAATATTAATAGAATATATACATTTTTTGAAATATATCCTATTGAATGTTTACCAATTGAATTGAGTATGATGAAGACTAATGATTATATGACATATCAAGTGTTGATGATGTTCAGAGATTTCACTTTTAAACCAGGTACATAATATGGATATACTTAATTCGTTGGAAAGTCTTTTACCAAAATATCAGACTACTCTTCCTTTCTCGAAACAAACTGTTTCGTTTGTTCCATTCAGAGTAAAGGATGCAAAAAATATCTCTATTATCTTACAAGAAGAAAATAGAAAATTGGCATTAACTAGTTTAGTTGATATTTTAAAAACTAATGTTAAAGATATTAATGTTTTAGAATTGTGTATGGCAGATGCTGAATTTCTTTTTTTACAAATAAGATCAAAGAGTGTAGATGAACAATTAAATTTGATTCATAATAAAGAACGAATTCAAGTTTCTATTTCTGAGATATATGGAAAAAATAGTATATCATCGCAAACTATAGAGTTAACTAATAATGTTAATTTAGTATTAGAAACACCAACGATAAAAGATTTATTAAAATTAAATACACTGAATAAAGAAGATGTAATTCAAGCATGTATTAAAAAAGTTATATTTAATGGTGAGATCTTTCATGTTAGTAAATATGTTACAGAAGAAATTAAATTAATTTTAGATAATTTACCTATGACCGTTCTTCCTAAATTTGAAGAATTTTTAAAGACCCAGCCTGATTTGTTTTTAATTATCAAAACGGAAGATGGTGATAAGGAGGTAAATGGATTTTTAACTTTTTTTACTTATCGGTAAAGTTTTTTGATTTAAAAGATTACTATGTTACTAACTTTACCCTGATAAATAATTTTAATTGGAATCTGTTTGATTTAGAAAATATGGTATGGTGGGAACGCGAAGTTTATGTTAAATTGTTAGTAGATTATCAAGATCAAAAGAACCAAGAAAATATGTCACACACACCAAACATGCAAGGATTTAATTAATGGTAGACGATAATAATATATCATTGGATGTAACCGCAGAACAACAGCTATTTGCCCCATCTATTAAACCTTCAGATATTCGATCAGCGCAACTTGATAGTAGTATTCCCGAAGATATGGATTTACCTGAAAGTGTTGTGTTTAAAACAATTGTTGATCCACCGTTACTGGATTCAATCGTTTATCAAGCAACTAAAGTAGATGTATCTGAAAAAACAAGTGCAGAAGTCGCTGACGTTGGAATAAAATTACAAGTTAAATTTGATCCAGAAGCATCCTATAAAAAATTAGAAGAAAATGTAGATGGTATAAGAGATAGTGTAACAAGTTTGGCAGATAATGCACAGAATAAATGGATACCAAATCCAAGTCCAGCTTCAAAGTTTGAAGAACGACCAACACTAGAACAAACTAATTTAGTATTTGATGCCAGAGCAGAACGTTTTGCTCAATATCCAACATGGGCATAAAAAAAGCCCCTTGCGGGGCTTTTTTCAATCATTCTCCATTTCGGAGAAGTACTTTAGAGGATCCTTTTCCTCAATGTCTTCACGGATTACATTATCCGTGACATCATCTTCAATACTCTTTGAGTCGGTAAACTGAGCACGAATATCGTCTCCAGTTGCCTTCTTGAGTCTAGCCTTGAGTTCATCATAACTCTTGAACTGACTCTTGTCAGTAAACTCCTTGAGAGCATACTGCTTCTTCCAAAGTTCTTCTAACTTCTTATCATCTCCACCAAGAAGAGGAGTAGGAGTAGCAAACTCAGAACGATCATAATTCACGTATCCACCAACATTGCGAATCTTGATCTTAAAGTCTGCACCAGTCCAAAAGTTGAATGGATCGATTGCAGTCTCATCCTTAAATTCTGGATGAGCAAGTGCTTGGATCTTTTGGAAAATCTTGGTACCATACTGATAAAGAAAAACCTTTCCCTTATTCTCGGGATTTGCAGGATCTTCAACAACAAGAATGTTAGAGATGTAAGTCAACTTACGCTTACGATTACGTGCAATATTCTTGTCATCCTCAATTCCACTATTCCAGAGTTCCGTGTTTGCTTCACAAACAGGGCACTTCTCTCCAAGAGTAGTTGGGCAGTTTTCAAACAACCAACCACCCTTGCCCTTGAAGGCATGACTGTAAACTGAAACAAAAGGAGTATCTTCTCCTGCAATCTCAGGAAGGAATCGAATTACTGCATAACCGTTTCCAGCCTTGTCAATACCTGGCTTCCAAATACGGTCATCCTTGTAACTCTCCTTTGACGTGAGCTTATCCATGCGCTCGGTTAGTGATGCGACTGAGTTCTTACTCTTCTTCTTGAAATCTGAAAAATTTGCCATATGTGTCTTTCTTTCCCCAAGGATCTACCTTGGCCTAACAGTTCTCTATCACTATACACTCTGATTTAGATTAGTCAATCGGTAACTTCTTAGATTTAGACTTTTTCATCAAATGTAAACTTTGGGCTTCTTGTTGAATTTTTTCAATAATTGGCTTGGTTAAAAGTTTACCAGAAGCACTTGGATCTAAACCCATTTCTTCTGTAATTTCTAAAACACAATCCATAAAAGTCATATTGGTCGATTTGACTCTTGATATTACCTTATTTGAAAATTGTTCTTTTGCAGAGTCATCTATATACATAATGTTATTATATCATGGATTTATATTAAATCCAATAAATATAAGAGTATAAATATTGAAGACCAAGGAACACAAGGATAAATTATGTCATTATCACCATATTTTGGAGAAACGTATGTTGTTATCGAAACAAGTGGAGTAACCTTTGCTGTTTCGGCTGATCCTGTATTAGTCAGCGGTATAACTAATTACACCCAAATTTATAAAATGGCATATGGTCCTACTGGATCACTTACAGTAGTAGATACTGCTACTCCACTTCCTGTCAGCGTAGCTGGTGGTATGACTGCTAATATTTCCGGATTCTGTGGAACAATCAATATTCAGGGTGTTGGATCAGGAACTCCAGTTCCAGTATCTGGTACTGTTAATGTTATGGGTCTTACTGCATCACCTGTATACGTACAGACCACAACTGGTTGCAGAGTAGAAGTTACTGGTGGACGATATTTAAATAAACTTACAGACAATGTTTCTGTATTTGGTCCAAGTGGAAATACTTGGATTTATTCTAATATGGTCAATGCCAGTGGTGTTGCTATCGGAACTACTTCAAATCCAATGCAAGTAAGTTTTAGCGGTGTTACAATCACTGCAAATATTGCATCAACAATTGGTGTAACCAATGACTCTCCTGGTAATGGATTACGCATTCAAGGAATGACTGGTGGACTTAGTGTTGCAGTAACAGTGGGAAATACAGTTGGTATTAATGATACAGCTATTCTTGCTGGTATGACCAATGTATATGGTCAACTTCTTACACTCAATGCTCAAATCTTGAGTATTGCTGGTAGTGTTCCGTCTAGTATTAAATCTAGTAGAACAGCTCCAACTGCCGTTGTATCACAAATGGATCCAACTGGGTTTACATGCTCATATGGTATAAATCTTAAAGCTGCAGCAACTAATACAAATTTAGTTTATTTTGCAGGTAATACTGGAGTATCTTCAACAACATCATACGGATTAGATCCAGGTGAAGAAATATTTGTTAAAGTAAATAATACTAATAAAATTTGGACTGTTACCGGAAGTGGTACACAAGCACTATTTTATAATGCATCGTGAATAAAAAATGGCAGAAACAGAATCAGCATATACATTAAATAAAGTTAGAACTTTAAAAAATTATGGTTTGTACGTTACTGGATTAACCGTAGACCCTATTTTTACAAAAGGAATTTTAAATTCCAAACCAAATATTTTAATAAGTGGTTCCACATGTACAATTGATTATTCGCATGTATATGATGTGTCTGATTCATTATATTTAAAAAGAACTTTTGGTGGATTTTCTGGTGCAGGAGAAACATTCTCTATATCAGCATCACAATATTTTGATGAATATAACAATGTTACTACAACGTTAAGTGGAACTTGTAGGTTATCAACTACTATTAATGATAATCATATTATTATTGCTACTATTGTTTCCGGTCTTACTGCAACAACTGATTACAATTATTATGGAAAAGATAATTTTGTAGACACCCCACAATATACTTTTACATCTACTGGTGGAACTATTGGATATTTTTTAGTAAACTCTCTTCCAAATCTTTCTAAAACAACATTCAATAGTATGGGTATTCTTGGATCAGCATATGGTTTTGAAGAATACATTGAAATATCGGGTGGTACATTAAACAACGCTGAACGTATTCTAATCAGTGGAACTATACAACTAAAAGACTCTACTGAACTATTATATTTTGCATCAGGTGGAACTTTTCAAGATTTTTCAACTACTAATACTTCAGTTGATTTATATATGCGTGGATACCCATCCTTGTTGACTTATCCACAACAGTCTAATGTAACTGGAATTTATACAATATCTAACGCTTTAACTAAAGATTTAATAAATTGTTATGAAAACCAAACTTTAAACCAATCGCAATTAAGAACTTCAAAGATAGCAGTTGGATACTTATCTAGTTTTGTAAACTGCAAATCGTGTTATGATTTAATATATGGAAGTGGTATATCAACTCCATTTAGTATAATATCTCCATCATTTAATAATTTAATTTATATTACAATAAGTTCACCAACATCAACTACAAATATTGCTGCATTAAATATAAATGTTACAATGTCAGTATCATCAGTAACATTAACACAACCAAGTGGTAATACAACTTTAAAAATTGATTTAAGTCATCCGTCTATATTAGGATATTCATTAGAAACATATATTGATGCCGCTAGAGAAATTCCATTGGGATCTGCTTATAAAAGTTATGGTGTTCCTGGATATAATGGCGCATATGCCATCATAGATTCATATAGTACATCAACACCAATATATTGTGTAATGAGTGGACTGTCTACAATATACTTTAGTATAAAAACATAAGACCCCCATTACTGGAGGTCTTGTGTCTAACAAAAAGTTTACAAATTTTACCGACTACGTGAGCGAACAACTCGGTAGTGTGCACGACCCTTAACGGTCTCACGAACTACAGTATACTTGAGATCCATACGATCAAAAGCCTCACGAAGGTTGCTCATAGTTGCGCGCATATTTGCAACCTTAAAACGCTTACGGGCTTCACATGCATTCAGCGGAGTACCATTTCGCATATAATCAAACACTCTCTGAATCTTAGTCGGACGGTCAACAGTAGTAATATCCATAGAACTTTCCTTTCTTATAAGAAGTTGCTATACTATACACTCTATATTTGACCTGTCAAGTGATTATTATAAATAATACTGACTGAGGAGGACTTTATGGAACAGATGAGTCATCAGTTTATAAAATTTGTACGTCAGCATCTTGCCCAATATGGTATGAAACTTATTATTGGACGCGGTAAATGTGTCAATGTAGATGGGTTTCGCTGTTCTGGGTGCTTTGATGAGTCTGGAAAGGCTATTCGTATTGCCAGACACTGTAATCAATTTTTACATGTTCTCGTTCATGAATATTGTCATTTTTTACAATACATTAATAACAGTAAAGTATATGAAAAGTCATATAAAGCCTCAAATATTGTAGATGGATGGCTAAAAGGTAAAAATTATGCTGCTAAAGATGTTAAAAGAGCATTTTTTATTGTTCGCTCTATGGAAAGAGACTGTGAAAAACGAGCCGTTCGATTAATTAATGAATTTAAATTAAAAATTGATACAAAAATGTATTCCAAACGGGCTCACGTATACATCTATAGTCATTTCATGATGGAAAAATCACGAAAATTCTATTCTTTTAAACAAGATCCATATTATAGCAAATGCGTTCTACGCATCATGCCGTCTAACATGGCTGTTCTGAGTCATGTGTCTATTCCAACAAAGGTCTATTCTGTTTTAGAATCTTTGATGAAATGACTTTGAGCATATTTGGCAACAAACTTGGTAAATGGTTGTTCACCGTAGGGCCAACGATCAATTGGATCCATAAATCCATGTTGAATTAGATCATCAATATGCTCATCCATCATGGATAGAGTTACATCATCTACATTCCATTTGAGCTCACCATCGTAATCGATTGATGGTTCTTCTGCTGCATTATGTTCTGCAACTGCAAGATCAGATATCTTTGCAAGATTACCAAGAATTTCTAATGATTTAGCACATTGATAAAAAAGATCCTTGTTGATAGGATCTTCTTCTTTGCGTGCTAGTTTTCGGACTTCGTAAACTAGTTCTGAAATTTTCATATTAACTCCTATGACAAGGTTAGTAAGTATTTGGTTTGTTGTACCAAACCAAGCATCTCATCCCTTATATTTAACAAGGCAGTTTGATCTCCACCAAGTTCTTTTGGTACTTCTTCAGTCAAATAATCTTCAAATGAACTCAATACCTGCATAGCAGTTGTTTTATATGGTCCGTTTAAAGTCAACTCATTAATATCTCTTAATTCATCCTTACCAAGCGTTCCCATATAAGTCTCGGCAAAAGAGTCTAATAGAGCATCAATGCCTGTGTAGGCAGCTCCTAGTGCTATGTGTGCGGAATATGACTTAGTTCCCCAGTGGTGAAGGCGTAATTCATTTTGAAAATTTAAGATTGTTTTAATACATGACATAGTATACTATTTATTCTTTCTGCTCTGTATTGATTTCTTCATCAGATTCTTTTTTCTTAAAAAGATCACCAACGGATTGAATAATTCCTTTCACTGAATCTAATGCATCAGCAGCATTAAATCCTTCACCAACCTCTTTAGGGAATTTCTTTAAAGGACATTCAAGGTCTGGCATCCATAATTTATGTGAAAGGGCTGCTCTTGGATTCTTTGCACTACAACCACAGCTAGAACACCAACCAATAGATTCTGAATCTGGTTTAAAGTTATTTCGTCTTGGACAAGACATACACAAAGCTTTTCTTTTTTCAAAAACCTCTTCAGATACTTTACCAGTTAATAATTGTGATCCTTCAATTTTTGAATATTGTGCAGCCTTAGATAAAAAACTTTGATCAACATTATTCTGTACAGGTACAGCCGTATAAAGATTTGTTTGTGGTATTAAACTTTGCATATCTTTTATTACATTAGATTTAATATTTTGTTGTACAGTTTCAACCAATGGAGTTCGTACATCACATTTAGAACAATCACTTGCTAATACATGCTTGGATTTTAAAGTACAGTATGGTGCACACTTTCCATCATTTTCTACAACCCACTGGGTACAATTAATTCTATGAAATGCTTTAGATTTATTTGTTTCACAATAAACAATTTGTTTTAAAGAAATATTTTGCATAAGTTAGTATGGACCTTGTGCTTTTATTATAATATGATTTCTACCATATGTCAACCCACTTCTTGCTGTATTTGGTTCATATGTCGTATCCCATGGGCACAATTCTTCATCTCTGTTTATTTGATCAAATACATCATCAAACATTATATTATATTTTTCAAATCTAATATGATAATTTGGATCTAGATCACTGACAGCTTTCAGTCTATCTATTGTAGTAGATAGTGAATTAATTGGTACATTTGCTTGCACACAATCGCCTACTGACCATGCTACATCGCATCCGTTAGCAGTTGTGCTTCCTGTGATTCCATCTTTGGCACCACATCCCCATTCAAATTTTCCCATAATATCGGGTGGAATTTTATAACCATCTACTGAACGTTGGTGGCATAAATATTTTTTCCAATTAATCATCATATTTCTAGGAAAACCAAATCCAATACCACTTCCCGCACCTCCACAAAATTGACATGATCCATCTTCATTAAAACATCCAGTTGGTGGATCTGGGGCAGGACATGAACATCTTGCAGCACATCCTAAATTGCCGAGACCAGTATACGCATCCACTTGTCCAAATGCCGTAAAATAAAATCTTTCAGAGTCCAATCCAAATCTATGTGGTATAGTGTTATTATCTAAACAAGTAGGTTCATATACTCCCTGTGGAATTTCTGGAAAACAAGTATAATTAAAATCTGCAGCACCATATCCATTTATTCTTGATAGATTTGTATTACACCCATAACTTGGAAACAAAAATGGTCCAATATTTGCTGCATTGGGATTATCTTTATTACAAGGACATATTGCAAATCCACCTTCTCCTGCACAAAAACCACCATTAAATACATCACTACATGGAGGAAAAGATCCATCCCTACATGGTTGTCCTGGTTCTGGTATTTCTGGGTCTGGTTCTTCAGTAGTATTGGATGCACCACATGGACAATGTATGATACAATTACCTACTTTAGCTATCGATGGCCATTTATCTACATATATTCTTGCATTTTGAAAAATATCTCTGGGTTTAGAAAATTCATTACCACATATATTTCCAGAAATACATCTATATTCTTCATATTGATGAACATGTGTACCAAATACCTCACTTCCATCTTCATACTTAAAGTTTAATTCATTTTCTATGGCAGATGATGATTGAGATATAGGCATATAAGAACTTCTATATCTCAATATACCAACATAACCTTTATGTCCAGCAGCACGTGGAATATCAGCAATCGCATCATCAAATCGTGCTCCGTGTTCTTTAAATATTGCATATACACTGTCTGGTGGATCAATCATTTTAATATCACCAGCAGGAATATATAAATTAGGAGAACATCCTGCACCCAATAAAGTCCAACATTGCGTTATACATGTTTGTATCGGTTCACTGGGCCAAGTACCGTATTTGGGAAATTCAATAGGACAGTCGGTTGGACATGCAACACCCGACCCATTGACAATCATCAATTGTCCACCCTTTGGATTTATATTAGTAAGGGGGTGAGTGCGTGAGCCAAATTTTTCTGCACAATTTGTAAATGCTTGATCATTTGGTCCAGAACAATTAGAACATCCGGTTTCATCAGTTTCAAGTATTGCTCGAATAATAATTGGACCACGTTCAGAAAAAGATACACGTCCTCCAACATTATCAGAATTTGGTCCATCTATATTAGATTCCCAACAAGAAGCAAATGGTGATTCTTCAAACTCACCAAATATAACATGATCATCACAAGCATCTTCAATACTTACAGTTTTACCATCTTCATTAATTGTAATTCCGGATGGACAATCACAACCAAGACTAGAAAACTGAACTTCTTCTACTTTTTGTTTTAAACTAATTCTAAATTTAGTTTCTTGTGGAGTACCTGCATTAAAAATCTTTACTCTATTACATACTGTCACGTCCCAATCTCTAAAAACTCTCCACACTTTTCCAGGAGCAATATCACTATGATCTAAAGTAAATAATACTCTTAATGCACTAGTTGGTGTTTGATGAATCCATATACCATCTGCTTCTCTTCCGTTAGACCATTGATATCCAGCAAGTTCTAATGCACCAATTTCATCAGGTGCTTCATAATCCATACCAAAACACCATTCACCAAACCCTAAACCCTGTGCGCCTGCATCTGGGCTACAAAAAGGATTTTTTCCACCTTCCTCTACTCCAAAATCATATTGAGTTGGAACAATTACATTTAAACTTACTTTTTTACTTGATAAACCTAATGTATATCCTTGTGGGCCACATGCTCCACATGCTCCACAAAATCCAGATGGTGCACATGTATAACCTGTTCCATCACAACCACAAATAGTTGTACCAGTTAATCCGGCTGGACCTTCATATAAATCCCATTCAGGTGTGGTGTATCTATTGAAAGGATTCATCCAACCAAAGAAATGCATATTAGCTGTACTTCCATCGAAGGGCAGACTTCCTACAAAATTAGGATTTGAATTGGAATATGCTTTACAACCTTCTGGAACGTCTTCCCATCCAAATGGAGTTCCATTGTCTGGATCTAATTGAGTACATATTTGATCAGGATCTAAAAAAGTACCACTGCAACAAGCATCAACATCTTGACCAAATGTACCAGAACATTTAGTTTGCACTAAGGGGCATTGTCTTATCCAGGGAGTGTCAGAATATGACTCTGGGTCTGCAAGAGCTTCTTCAACTTGTTGTTTGGTAAATTTAGATCCCTCAAAAACTGCATTACCAGACCAACATGCTGCAGAATTTTGATCTATATCCATATTTTTTTTAAATCTATATGGCCAGGGTCCACGAGGCATACGAGCAAAATCACGTGCGCATATAGCTGGAATTCCATCATCATTAAATGTATCAAAAAATACTTCACAATTTGATAATTCTCTCCAAGGATAATTTTCATTTACATTAAATGAATGACAAGCATCTGGATGTGGTCTTACATTTCTAGCAGGACCAGTACGTTTAATATCAATAACTGTTGAATATGTATTTCCTTGACTATTATATTTTTCTATTTTTAATTCAAATGTAAAATTAAAAAAGTGATTATCATTATAATATGTTGGTTGACAACATGCATCCAAACCAGTATATCCAGATGTGCCACAACACCCAACAGAACCACAACAACCACAAGAACCACTCAATCCAGATGGACCACAACATCCAGTAGGTCCTGCTGGTCCTGGACCAGATGTACCAGAACAACCTGGAGTTCCAGAAAAAAGATCAACATTTGTCATATTGATTCCATTGAACCAACATGGAGAAATATCACCATAGAATGCAGCATCACCCCATCCATATGATGGTATATCTAATAAATTGGAAGGAGTTCTAAAAGAACTTGTAAGACCTGCAAGGGGATCTTCTGGATCTATTATTTTTATTCGAGCAACATCTGGTTGTCTACCTATTTCACAACAACTCTGTGAGTCTTGTCCCCATGGAGGACAATCGTCACAATTAATTAAATTTAAACCAGTCATTGGGTGACCAACACTTGGTAACTCTGTAGTAATAGTACCGGTAGATGCCCAATTTGGTTGAGTTGGTTGTTCTAATATGCCTTCATTTGCAAAAGGATCTTGTGGATCATATGTATTTCGATACCAATGATCTCTATCGCACCAACTACATTTATTACAACAGCACGCTTTTTTTGGCATAGATAATCACCCTTACGAACTTAATATTTATAGAATATGTACACCCTCATCATCGGTGTAGTATATTTTATGAAAAGCTTCGTTGCACCACTTGGCACACACTGGACAGGGCTTAGAATTTCTATAGTTACCAAATCTATTAAAACGAAAATTAAGAAGAGTTAATTTTTCTCCTCTTAACGATTTTGGAATTTTTCGGTAGGCATCGAGTTCTGAGTGCATATCAGAACCACGGTATCCCAAACGAAAAGTATCGGGGTGGGTCTTAAATACATTCTGACCCACCGCGATAATTTTCCGCTTATAGATTACTAATGAGATATGCTTCTTTTGTCTCTCCATTGCCATCGAAAGTGGCTTGGCAATAGGAACAAAATTTTCAATCACATGATCTATATTCATAATTTACACAGATAACTTTAGCTGGGAGAGTGGATCCACTCCCTTAGCAGAAGTAATAATTCCCTTATTGAGACTACTATCATACTGAGCCTTGAGTTCATCAAGTGGCTCAACCGTAAAGGCAATAAATGCATTAGGAATTGTTACACCCTTTGCAGCCTTGCTATACATCATCCAAGGCATAAGACCAATTTGACCTTGTTGCATAGGTACAAGAATTGCAGGATCCTTTAAAGTCCACGATGTTTCATTTTCAGTAAACCGTGATAAAATCTCTTCGCCAGAATTAAGTCTAAATATTTTTACATTACTCATAGTGGGTTCCTTTGTATAATATAATTATATCACTCTTATTACTAATAGCAAGCAACAATAATATGAAAACATTTAAACAATATTTGGCAGAAGAAAATCAAAATGTACAATGCGATATTAATGGAATATGCAAGGTTATTAAAGAATATGAGTCTGCAGGAAATGAAGAAAAAATTCTAGGTGTATATAAAGATAGTAAAAATTTAGATACCATTGGTCACGGACATCTAGTTACACAACAATCAGAAGAAATTTTTAAAGAAGTTTTTCCAGAAGAACACAAAAAAGATCCAAATTTTGGATCTAGTGTTTTGCGTAAAGGTGGAAGAATGACACCTGAACAGGCTGATAGATTGTTAGCACGAGATGTTACTAAAAGACTTCCGCAAGTAAAAAAACTTGTTCCAAAGTTTGAAACATATTCTCCTGAATTGCAGTCTCAACTTGCATCAGAACAATTTAGAGGAATGTTAGGTAAATCACCAACGGCATTGAAACATTTGAATTCTGGCAACTTTGCTGAAGCAGGTAAAGAATTTTTAAATGCATCTGATTACAGGAAGTCTGTAAAAGAAAAAACTGGTATTGCTGCAAGAATGAAAGCATTATCAGATGCTATGGTGTCTGAACCAACTCGTCAGAAGAAACCTGCGAAGTAAACCACTCAGGTGCATTACCAAGTTTCCACTTAGCAAACCTGGCTTTCTCTCCAAGATAATACGCTCGATATGCGGCTACACCATCAGCGTTCTTATATTGTTCTGGCATTGCTTGTGCAAAGTCAGTACAAATAGTATTAGGAAGATTACTTGGTGCATTTTTAGTAAACCAATGTGACATACTAGTAGACTTATGGATTTTACCATAACGGCTAGTATATTCATTAGTTAATTCATATGTATGATTGGCTAACCAATAATAATTGGACTTAGATGCTCTTGCCCAAATAGTACATGGATGATTGTGAAAACATGGTTTATATAATTCTGGTTTGTTGCCTTGCACTATATCTAAAGAATGAACTGTTGAAAGCATCTGACATCCTTCAAGAATCATTTTACAGACATGAGAATCACAAAGCATTTGAGCAGCAACATACGGATCTTTATCTAAAACAAAAATATTCATATTTCATTCTCTTCAAAAATGTTATTGATTGTACGATTAACCTTTACCAATGTACCATTGGAGTATAGAGAAGGCAAATCAAAAGCACCAACATAAGAACAAGCCGAGCGCAAACCACCAAGAATTTCTTGTATCGTAT